AAGCCGGCCGCGTTCTCGAACGAGTAGGTCCAGATCAGGCTCGGGTGGTTTTCCTGCATCCACTCCGAGGACCCGAGGATGCCACGCGATGGCTGGAACAGTACCGAACGGCCGGGGCTGCCACCGGGCATGAGCTGGGAGGTCAGCGCGGTGGCGCTGTTCCACTTGAGGCGCTTGGTGTTGACCGGGTGGTCGAGCCAGACGGCGTCACCGGACGGGTGCCCGCCCGAGCCGTCCTGGATGTCGAAATACAGCCAAGGATCGGCGTCGCTGGTGCCGGTCCCCCAGGTCGGGTCGGCGGCGGCCCCGGTCGTGCAGGTGCGGTAGACGAAGTATTCCTGCTGGAGCGCGTAGGCGTCGCCGCTGGTCGAGGTGAAGGTCGTGCAATCCCACGGATCGACGACGTTGTTGGTCGATTGCAGATTGTCGTGGCCGAAGACCCACTTCGTTCCGTTCCACTGCGCCACATCGTCGGTGCCCAGCGCCTGGTATTCCTTCCGCCCGTTCACGGTGGCGCCGGTCGGGACGTAGTTGAGAACGAAGGTGCCGGCCTGCTGGACGAGGAAGCCCGGCTCGAAATTCCGGGTGGTGGCGCGGATCTGGATCTCGGTCCAGCCGTCCGGGACCACGATCTCGAAGACCGGGTAGCCGTCCTTCGTCGTGACGCTTGGCACGTTGATCTCGTCATTCGGGGTATAGACCTCCGAATTGCTGCCCAGGTCCCCGAGGCGTTCGGCATCCGCAATGAGGATGACCAACGTCAGGGCGACGAGCACGAGTGCGATGATCGACTGCTTCATTTAGAGGACGTTCTTCGATTTGAGGGTGTCAATCAGGGTGGCCAGCGCGTCGGTGAGGTCGTCGATGGTCGCGGTGTTGGCATCGAAGGCCTTGAGCGTGTTGCGAAGGGTCACGTCGTAGCCCTCGTCGGACTTCAGCACCATCGAGTCGGGTGCCGGGTAAGGCGGGTCGGCGTCGGTGGGGACGCCCTCGGTCCCGCGGTTCACGTCGTTCTCGACGACGACCAGAAAGGTGCGTGTGGAGGTCGGTTCACCCTCGCCCTCGCGCCAGGTGATCTCGCCCATGAGGGTGATCTCGGAAAGCTCCGAGCCGGTGGGAGAACCGACCTGCATGGCCGAGTCGAGCTCCACCGTGTTGAACGACGGCGAGCACTGGTAAAGCGGGTTCTCGGCTCCGGCGTCGGGAAGCGTCCAGTCGGCGGCGTGGACGAGGTAGCCGACATCGTAGCGGCCCCGTGGCTTGGCCCCGAACCGCAGCTCCAGGCTGCCGGGGTCGCCGATAGTGGCCGGGGTGGTCCCGTTGGCGAGGAAGGTGACATCGAGCCGTGCACCGTCGCCCCGCTTGAAGCGCAACGAGGTGATCGGGTTGCGGAATCCCGGACCCTCGATCAGTTGCAGCGTTTCGAGGTCGACGTAGAGCCTCACGCCCCCGGTGGGCTGTCAACCGACCTCACTGGATGGAAACGATCTTCGCCTTCCACCACACGTCGTTGTTGGCGATGGCATCGTCGGTCGAGCCGTCGATCTCGATGATGTTGCCGCAGGGACGGTCGGGCAGGTTGATCGTCACGTTGAACGGGCCGACCGCGACCTTGCCCCACGGATCGGCGTCGGTGACCTCGGTGCTTTCGTGGTAGAACTCCCGGGCCCCGTTGAGCCGGACCTCCAGCCAGTCGAAGCCGGTATTGAGGATCTCGATCTCGCCCCAGACCTCCAGCACGACCTGGGTGCCGCAGCACACGCCGAAAACGACGGTGCCGCTGACCGGCTCCTCGCTCTCGGCGCTCGGGTTGGATTCCGAATCCCCGTAGGCATTGGCCCGGTAGATCTCCCACTCGTTCGTGCCGATGGCATTGGCCGCCTCGATGAGGATCTCGGTGGTGCGCCGGGTGACCGAGTCGCAGCACATTTCGATACCCTCGACGGTGATGGGTGCGATGAGATGGGCCATGGTCAGGGAACAACGACAAACTTCCGGGTCTCGGGATACCCGTTCACGCAGACCTTGAACTCCTCCACCTTCAGCGTGTTCTCGCCGGGGGTGGTGACCAGCCCATCCTGCCAGCGGGCCAGTTCGGTGGTGGTCCCGTCGTCATCAAGGAGGATCGCGCCATCGACGCTGTTGCCGACGACACGGATCGTCTCCGGGAGCGGGTCGCCGGGATTTGCCGCCTCGCACTCGACCTGGATCTGCGGCTGTGATTCGCGGCCGGCAATCGAGCGGAACTTCGCAGGGCCATCAGGCGGATCGTCCTCGGGCTGCCCCTCGTCGTCAGTAGGCTCAACCCATACCGGGCATCCCTCGCCGACGTTCTTCCCCCAGAAGTCGAGTTCGACCTCGTTGGCTGCCTGAGCCTCCATGATCCCGTAGTCACCGCGCACCGATCGGAACTTGAAGACGTTCTCGGCCTCCCGGTGCTCCTTGTAGACGCCGGCGCCGCCGCCAAGGTTCTCGCCGGTCCAAAGCTGCGCCCAGTGTTCGATGTCGCTCTGCTGGTAGACCTTCACCTTCGGCGTGCCCTCGTCGTCCTCCAGCTTGAGGAGCTTCACGAAGTACTCGCCCTCGATGCCCGATCCTTCCGGATCGACCGGCGCGTAGTGGACGCCGTCATCGGAAGTGGCGACGACCTCCGGGTCCTCGGTGATCTCGCCCATCATGTCGGTCTTCACCTTGCACCAGAGGGTGTCGCCGATCTTCATCTCGATCTTCGGGCGCGGAATCGTGTCGAGTGTGACGCCATCCTCGCCGCTGCCGGACTTCGGCATGTGGAACTTCACCGCCGGGTGGTCCTCGGTCTTCGGCTTCCGCTCGATGACCCAGCCCTCCTTGATGATGACCTGGTAGGTGTCGCCCTCGCCTTCGGCCGGCTTCTCGATCCCGATCACTGCGAACGGGGGCAGCGACTGGCGCGGGATGATCAGGTTCGACGGCTGCGAGTAGGCGAAGCCGCCCGACGACGCGATGAGTTCTAGGCCGGTCCCCGGGCGCGGGGTGCGGGCCGCGATGGCATCCAGCAGCGTGTTCCAGTCCTCGGCGAGGATCGGATCTCCACGCTTCTTCTTCTGGGGAAGCCGGTTCATGGATCCTTGTAGATTTCCGGGTCCCAGCCGCCCCGGTCGCTGGCGAGCCATTCCATCTCAAGACGGAACGACCTGCCCTCCTGCGTCTGGGTGACGCCGTTGAGCAGCCAGTTCCGCCCGCCCGCGAGACTGGGGGCCGGGCCGGACGGGTCGGCGATGTTGCCGATGTCGTTCAGCTCGCCGGCTGCGGCCGGCTTGTCGCGCACCCAGCTTTCCCGCCACGTCACCCGCGGGCTGTAGTAGCTCGTCTGGCCACGCTCGATCTTGGCGAGGACCTCCTTGCCGCGCTCGCTCTCGATCTTGTCCTTGAGCTTGTTGCCCTGGTCGTCCTTCTCCTTGCCCGCGAGGATCATCTGGAGCGCCTCGCGTTCCTTGGCATCGAGGTTCTTGTAGCGCTGGTGGGTCAGGATCGGCTCTTCGCTGAGCGACAGGCCCATCGTGTAGACCGCGTTGGCTTTCTCGCCCTCCTCGTCCTTCTCCTCGGCCCCGGCGTAGTTGCAGGTGATCTCGGCGAGGTCGCCCTCGGAGATGCTGGCGCTGACCTGCGAGATCGTGATGAACGGGATCTCCGGGTGGGGCGTGCCCGGTCGCGGCATGAGAGCCACGGCCGAGTTGCGGTGGCAGAGGAAGACCTGGATGGCGGTCCACTTGCCCTCCTTGTCGATGGAAACTGAGTATCCCGGCTGCGGGTAGAGGCGTCCCGGCTGGATGGCAACGTGTCTCGGCATCTTGGCCGGGGCACGGCGTCAACCGAACGCGGCTGTGAGCGTACCACCGTTCCCGAGCTTCTTCAGGTGACGGTTGGATTCCTGGAGAAGCCGGTTCGTCTCTCCTGTGAGCCGATTGTTCTCCCGCTGGGCATCCAGAGCGCCGGACGAGTAGCCACCGCCGCCCACCTTGCCGAGGGATGTCACGATCGGGGCGAGCTTCGATTGCTGGTCCCGCAGGCCCGGAGCCGTTCCCGTGGCGGATGCCTTGGCGACCTTGTTCGCCGCCTCCTGGGCGTCTTCCGGCTTCGGCATGGCGTCGCGGATCGTCTGGACGATGCCGGTCAGCTTCTCCCGCATCGCGCTGGTATCCATGAACTCACCCTTGGCGGCGGTGTCCTCGATTGCCTTCGCCGCTGCCGCCGCCAGACGCTCTCCAATTCCGGACGATCCCTCGGCGGTGAGCCGGTCGCCGAATTGCTCCATGCCGTCGAGGTCGAGGCCGAAGAGCTTGCCGTCCTTCCGGCTGTTGTAGAGCTGGCCGAAGTTCGTGTTCACATCCTCGGGGCCGAAGCCCAGCAGCTTGTCCATGCCGGGAATTTTGAGGAGCTGCTTCACCAGGAGGCCACCGACCCACTCCATGCCCGCCGCGAGGAAATTGAGGACCGACTCGAATCCCCGGAGGATCTGGTTGTAGAACTTCACGGCCACCCCGAGGTAGAGCTTGCCGAGGTTGACCCACATCGTCCCGTCGGTGATGGCGTTCCAGAGGAAGCCGACCGCAACGCGGAATCCATCGATCAGGCTGTTGACGGCGGTGGTGAATCCCAGCTTGAGCGAGGTCACCACAAGGTCGAGCACCTGCCCGGTCTTGAAGGCGGCGATGACGAACTGGATCGCATCGCGGACCGCCTCACCGGCACGCTTGGCCAGTGGAGCCAGTTTCTGCGCGAGCGTAATCGCCTCGGCCATCAGGGGGCGGATGGCATCGTTGATCGGCTGACCCAGCGTGAGGAACACCTCGTTGATCGTGTCCTTGAGCGTGGAGAAGAGTCCCGAAGTCGTCTTGCTCTGGGCCTCCATCATGCCCGCAAACTTGCCGCCCTCGGAAGTGAGGGAGATGAATGCCTGTTCGATGGCGGGGAATCCGACCTCGCCGGACGACACGAGCTTTTTCACCTCCGAGTCCGATACGCCGAACTGCTTCGCGAGTTCCTGGATGATCGGAATACCCCGGCCGGTGAGCTGGTTGATGTCCTCGGCGAAGAGCCGTCCCTGGACCCGCGCCTTGCCGTAGAGTTCCGCGATCTCGTTGACCGGCGCCTGGATGCCGGCGGAAATGTCACCGATGCGGCGAAGCGTCTCGGGCACGGAGTCGGCCGACTCACCGAAGGCGATCAGCTTCCGGCCGGCATCGGCCAGCTCGGGGAACTCGAATGGCGTCTCAGCTCCCAGAACCCGCAATTTGGCCAGAGTCTCCTCAGCCTTCGCCGCGTCACCGATGAGCGTGGTGAAGGCCACCTTGGTCTGCTCGAAATCGGCGGCGGCATTGATCGCCTTCACCCCGCCCGCGACGGCAGCGGCCCCGCCCGCGA